CTAATGGCATTAGGTGGAGGAACCTTTTTAGTTCAAAATAAAATCCTTCCGGGTACTTATATCAATTTTATTTCTGCGGCTAAAGCATCAGCTAATTTATCCGACCGGGGGTATATTGCTTTGCCGATTGCTTTGGATTGGGGGCCATACGATAAAGTTTTTGCAGTATCACCGGAGGACTTCCAAAAAGAATCTTTGGCGATTTTAGGTTATGATTATACTCATCCAAAATTGAAAGGATTGCGGGATCTATTTAAGCATCCATTACGAATGGTATATTTCTATAAGTTAATGAACAATGGAACCAAAGCACAAAACACCTACTGTACCGCAAAACATAAAGGGATTCGGGGCAATGATCTTAAAACTGTTATCAGCGCAAATGTGGATGAACCGGAAAAAGTTGATGTCTTAACTTATTTTGGAACTGTACTAGTTGACGAACAAACGGTAGAGCCAAACACCGATAACCTTAAACCGAATGCTTATGTAGATTGGAAATCTAATGTTGAATTAGAAGAAACCGCAGGATTACCACTTACCGGCGGGAGTAACGGAGATGAACTCACTGGAACACAATATCAGCAAGCGTTGGATGCTTTTGAATCCCATACGTTTAATGCGCTTGGTTGTCTATCTACTGATCCACTTATTATCAGTTTATTTGCGGAATACACTAAACGAATGCGGGATTCGGTAGGCGTCAAGTTCCAAACGGTAGTTTACCGGACGGCGGCAGACTATGAAGGGATCGTTAATCTTGAAAATCAGGTGTTAGATGATGAGAATCCGGCGGCATTAATCTACTGGGTTACTGGGGCAATTGGCGGGTGTCCTGTTAATAAAAGCAATACCAACAAGAAATATGACGGAGAATATGAAGTTGATGTTAACTACAAACAAAGTCAGTTGGAAGCTGGAATTCTTGCCGGGAAGTTTATGTTCCATCTTGTTGGTGAGGATATCCGGGTATTGACCGACATTAACAGTTTTACCACCGTAACTGATGAAAAATCTATTGATTTTCAAAGTAACCAAGTTATCCGGGTACTTGATCAAATTGCAAATGATATTGCTGTTTTATTTAACACTAAGTATTTAGGCAATGTACCAAATGATCGGGCAGGACAAATTAGTTTGTGGAATGATATTGTGAAGCACCATCAGTTATTGGAATCTATTCGGGCAATTGAGGAGTTTAACCCAGATGATGTAGTAGTTGAAAAAGGCGATCAGAAAAAAGCGGTTGTGGTTAGTGACGTTGTAACACCGGTTACGGCTATGGAACAGTTATATATGGTAGTGGTGGTAAACTAATCATTGACGGTTAATGTATAGTTAAGAACCAGTATTGTTAAATACTGGTTCTTTTAATTTATCAATAAAGGAGTGATTATGAATGGCCAATACAATGAACGCTAAAGATGCTATTTCTGCATCTCTTGCTGAATGTTTTATTACCATCGATGGCAATCGGTATAACTTCATGCAAGCGATTAATTTGGAAGCGCGGTTCGAAAAGAAAAAAACCGAAGTTCCTATTTTGGGTAAAACTGGAAAAGGAAATAAATCAACGGGTTGGAGTGGAACAGGTTCTGCAACATTTCATTATAACACCAGCATTTTCCGGGAATTGATGGTGAAATATAAAAATACTGGTGAAGATCTTTATTTTGACATCCAAGTTACCAACGAAGATCCAACTTCTTCCGTTGGACGGCAAACGGTGATTCTTAAAGATTGTAATATTGACGGTGGAATTTTAGCTAAATTTGATGCCGATGCAGAATATTTGGATGAAGATATGGATTTTACATTTGAAGATTTCGAGATGCCGGAGAAGTTTAATCTATTAGAAGGTATGCAATAATTTGGAGAAGGGATATATGTTTATCGTATATCCCTTTAATTTTTTCATTGGAGGGGTAATTAATGAGTGATTTAACAGCGTTTTTAAAACAGAACGCTTTACCAGTTGAAAATGTGAAGTATGTTGCAAGTAAAAGATTTCTTGATAAGGATGGAAAACCTATTGAGTGGGAAATTAAATGTATTAGCCCAGAAGAGGATGAAGTATTGAGAAAGTCTTGCACCAAACGGGTTCCAGTTCCCGGCGGTAGGAAAGGACAATATACTTTAGAAACTGATTATAATGTATATTTGGGTAAATTGGCGGCAGAATGTACCGTTTTTCCTAATCTTAAAAATGCTGAATTACAAGACAGTTACGGAGTTATGGGCGATGATGCACTTTTGAAAAAAATGCTTACGCCGGGGGAATATGCAGATTATTTGCTTAAAGTACAGGAAGTAAATGGGTTCCAAACTTTGCAAGAGGATGTGGATGAAGCAAAAAACTAATTGAAGGAGGAGACGCAGAAGCGAATTATGCTTATTATTGTTTGCACAAACTGCGTCTTCTCCCCTCTCAATTTTTGGCGTTGCCGCAAAAGGAACGGGCGTTTGTCATTGCCGCAATCCAGATCAAGATGGAAGAAGATAAAAAGCAAGCTAAGAAAATTAAAGCTAAACGCGATAAAAGAAGGTAATTGCCAATAAAAGGCAGGTGAGAAAATGGCCACAATTAGATCAGCGATTCAGATTTACGATGGGATGTCACCAGCACTTAGATCAATGAATAGAGCAATGAATGTTGTTTTGAATAGTTTTCATGCACTTCAAACGGCATCTGGTAAAGCTATAGATACCAACAGCATTCAATTGGCAAGGGAAGAATTGGCGAAAGCCGAAAGCACATTTAACCAAATTGAAGAAGAAATTAAAAACGCTGATCTTGCTCAACAAAAGTTTAATAACAACATTCATAATGGTCAATTTGCAGCGAGTGGATTACAAAAAACGATCATGAAGATTGCCGGGACAATTGGGACAGTATTAGGTTTTAAAAAATTAACTGGACTATCTGATGAAATGGTTCAGATCCGGGCAAGGTTGGATCTTATAAATGATGGATTGCAGACTACCGAAGAATTACAAAATATGATCTTTGCATCAGCGCAACGATCTAGGGCGCCATATTTAGATACTGCCGCAGTTATCTCCAAACTTGGAACTTTGGCTGGTCATGCTTTTTCAAGTAATCAAGAAATGATCTTTTTTGCGGAGCAAATGAATAAACAGTTTAAAATCGGTGGAGCAAGTATTCAAGAACAAACAGCGGCTATGTACCAACTCACTCAAGCCATGGCAGCAGGACGGTTACAAGGTGATGAATTTAGATCCATTATGGAAAACGCACCATTATTAGCGCAGGCAATTGCTAAATATATGGGGAAAACTGTTGGAGAACTCCGAGAATTATCAAGTGAAGGTCTTATCACTGCCGATGTCATTAAAAACGCTATGTTTGCGGCAGCAGATAAAATTGACACCCTGTTTGAAAATATACCACGAACAGTAGGAGAAATTTGGATCTCAATAAAAAATCAAGCGATAAAATATCTTGATCCTGTTTTGGTTAAAATAAATGAAATTGCAAATAGCAAAACTTTTAAAATATTTAGTAATAACGTGGTTGGAGCAATAGCAGTTATATCAAGTGTTTTATTAAAGGTTTTTGAATTAGTAATGGGTATAAGTAATTTTATAACAGAAAATTGGTCATTAATTGCACCTATCGTGTGGGGAATCGTGGGGGCGATGGTGGCTTATAATGCGGTAAGTTTAGTGACTAATACTTTACTTGCTATACAAGCAACACAAGCCAAAATAGCGGCGGCAGCAAAAATGATGCAAGCCGGGGCGACATTTACAGCAACAGCGGCACAACATGGACTTAATGCGGCATTATTGGCATGTCCCATTACGTGGATTGTTGCTGGTATTATAGCTTTAATTGCGGCAATTTATGGAGCAATAGCCATAATAAACCGTTTCGCTGGAACTTCCATAAATGCAACGGGAGTAATTTTTGGAGCATTTTCTGTTTTGGGAGCGTTTTTGTGGAACTTGTTTTTAGGATTCTTAGAGTTAGTATTAGGGGTAATTAATGCTTTAGTTAATCCATTTATTAAGATCGCCAATTTTATTGGAAATGTTTTTATTAATCCAATATCTTCAATTATTTACCTATTTCAAGGAATGGCCGATAGTGTGTTGGCGATCATCGAAAAAATAGCTTCCGCAATGGACTTTGTTTTCGGTTCCAACATGGCGGCAACTGTCCAAGGTT